GAGATAGCACTTCCCATGCTTTGGAGTCGTTCGGTGACACTTCCAACGGCTGTACGACAAACGCGAGCGAGTACAGGATCATGCCAATACTCATGATGAATGTGAGCGACAGTGCGGCTCCGACCATAAGGACTAGGCGCGCTTTGATCTCAGAGTTGGTGTATTTCTTCACGGTGTGGTTGCTCCTGTTGACGTGTCACATCGTGGGGCTGTGGGTTGTTGTTCACAGTTGTTTCGAGTGCGATCGCTACAGCTGGTGATTACCAGCATGAGTGCGATGGCGAGTCCTGCGACGACGGCAAGAGTTTTCATGGTGTATCGGGGAAGTCGGCTTCGGGGCCTGCTGTCCATGTGGCTGGGAAGTCTCGTAGGGCTTGGCGGTATGTCGCCCATGCTTCACGGTCTACGGTTGCGTCTGGTAGTTGTGTCCAGTCCGATTCTTTAAGTAGGCGGTCACGATGGTTGCGCATACGCTCAAGCCACCATTCAACAGGTACTTCATCAGGGTCAAGGTTTGAAGATAAATCCATTTTTGTTATGCCGCCTCGTATAGAAATTGGTAAGAAATAAAGTCTGTATTAGCCCATGCAAACGGGTTTGTAGCACTGACTAGACCACCAGGATTACCAAAAAACATGTAAGCCGTAGTGGAGGTCAATTTCCATAAAGTGCCAAAATAATTTGCATTAGCCGAAACATCGCTAATCCACCAAGAACCGATAATTTCTTGAACGCCTGAGCCTGTTATTGGAAGATTGACAGTATAAAAGCCTGCACCAGCATTTGTGCCCGCAGTACCAAAACTAATTTTTGCTTGACCATAAATAAGTTTGTTAACTCGACCATATTTGCCAGTGCTAGACGAACCAGTGCCTAGGGTCGGGTTTGTAGTTGAAGCGGTAAGTACTGGTGTCCAATTTTCCCAAGCGGCCCCAATGGTGTTAAGCGTCGCCGCAGTCAACACCTGCCCGCTAGTTGTCCCTGCTGTCCATTGTGTAGCCATGTTTTCTCCTTTACCAGCCGAGACGACTGGTGTCTAGTATTCCATCAACTGAACTGTCAAGTATGAACGCACTCCAGTTATACCACGGCTTAGTTCTTAACGAAACAATCATGTCCTCAGGCGTACCGCTAATAGTACGTCCAGTAATAATGTTTTGAGTTGTTACTGTCGTTGTTGTGCCGACAGGCTTGTATTTGAGTTCTAAGCGTTCCCAAATACCTTTCTCCATGTCAAGCAAGTTTTTAAACTCTTCAGCAACATTTGTGTCATTAAGACTTTTAATTTGAGACAATTTAACTTGAATGTTTGTTGGCACATATTCAATAGTGTTCCAACGGTTACCGAGAGCTGCGGTCTGGTAATTTTGACCTACAGTTGACGTCAACAATTGCGGCCATTGAAGAACACGAGTACCAAACACACTTGCACTAGCACCATTGCTGACAACGACTGTTCCTGAACCAGTTGTGGTTTGTGCATCTGTCGCAAAGTCCGCTCGAACGAACGCTGCAGTCAAAACTTGAAACGGCATAGAACCTGTCACTGGCGTAATGTCAGATCCGTACATGAAATACGGACCGTAAATCTCAAACTTGTCTTTGTATGGTGTCTCATACAAGATTACTGAGTCGTAGGTGTAGGGGCCACCGATGCCGAGTTGTTTACCAAGTACTGGCCATGAAATGGAACCTGATGATGGAATGTGACGACTGCTAAAAAGGTCGGACACTGAACCGGGTGTAGGCGAACCTGAGTATTGTGTTGCGCTTCCAGTGCTGACACCGATGCTTCGAAACCTTGCCGATGCTGACGCTTCACCAAGAACGGGAAACTGAGTGTTTGATAACACCTGAGCAATTTTGGTTGGCATTGTTTCAAGGGATGTAATGCCAACGATGTCGGTCCGAGTGTTTGCGGCCATTTGGAAAGCGTCAACACAAGTAAAGGACGCTCTGCTGTCTTTGTACCCTGAATCAATAGAGAAGTCGGTACAAATACCGTCAAACAAATATGTGGTGCTTCCGTCTATGATCATTCTGAGCGTAAATTTTGACCCAAACCAGTTTGTTGATGCGTAAGTTCCGCCAGCATTTGGTGTGAAAGCGTTGTCAAAGTTTTTTACTGTGAACGTTGCGGACGCTTGACCCATCGTAAAGATTCCGCAGTCAAGATCGGTAGTAAACGATAGGAGTGTGGAGGTTAAGTCAATGTAACCAGCGGTAGATGTTGTTACATCTAGATAAGTGTCGTATGTGATTGGTGAAGCCATGTCAGCCTCGGAACGCTGTGCTGTTGACTGTGATTGGTAACGCTCCACGGTCACGAACGTACTGCTGGAGAGCCGCAACGACAGCGTTTGGATCAGCACTTGAAACATTGACCGTGATGCTGGTGCTACCACCTAGCGCATTGTTGGGGGTGATACTTCCAGACGTACCCGGTGTAAACAATTCAGGTCCGCGCTCACCAACAAGATAAGTCGAGCCACCAGCCACAGGACCGCCGAGGGCTCTCGCTCCACGGAACCGCATCGCGTCAACAGCTGCAGTATTGCCACCCGCTTTTACATACTCAATCAAATCAATAGCGGCTTCAAGGTCGCCAGTATCAACAAGAATTTTCAAACGGTTCGCTTCGCTGTTAGACAATTTCACACTGCCCGCCAGTTCAATAACTCGAAGTTGTGCGTCCCTCAAACCTTGCTCATATTCGGCTAACGCACCGTCAGCACCTTGGAACGCTTCAACGGCTTTTTCTTTTAGATCGTTGAGCATTGTTTTAGCGTCAGCGACTGCGGATTCAAATTGGAGTTGACCTTTTAGGTCGGCAAAAGCCGTGTCAGCATAATTTACTGCATCGGTCAAATCGTCAACTTCTTCAGCCAAATCCCTAGTGGGAGATTCAGCATTAAATATGCCCTGCGCGTATTTGTAGACGGATTCTGTAGTGACGTCCACTTCGCCATACAAATCTTTAAACGCTTTGTACGGGCCCTTTTGAATGACATTTGCAAAAATGACTGATGCGTCAATTACATGGCCGAACCATGTGCCACCACCGGGTGCTTCCGCCCCAGCAAAATCGGTGGCGATTTCCAAAAGATCTGCTAATGCGGGAACTAAAGTTTCGCCTATTTCAAGCGCAAGATCTTCCATGACATCTTTTAGATTGTCTTGGGCTTCACGGAACTCTTTTGCTTTACGCACTTCTGATTCGTCAATAATTTTGGCATCGGAAACACTGTCAAGAGATGCTTTGAGATCGTCGGCACCTAACTCAATAAGTTCGGCCATGCCCTGCCAGCCTTTACCGAGGAGCTGCGCCGCAACTCTGGCTTTTTCTGCTGGGTCTTTAATGTCTTTGATTCGTTGAATGGTGTTTAGGAATGTTTCGTTGACGTCTAATGATCCGTCGTTCAAGTAAACAAGGTCAACGCCAAGGTCACGAACTTTGTCAGGATCGGCACCAATTGTGCGGTTAAGTCGACCAATCGCGCCTTCTAAAGCGTCAACAGGTACACCGATATCTCCTGCTGCTTCCATGAACTTGGATGCATCTTCAACAGTAAGCCCTGTGGCGTCACTGAACTTGCCTGCGGCGAGTGCAAGGTCTTGAAAGTCTCCAACAGCCTTGATAGCAAATCCTGCAATTGCTGACCCTGCGACCATTGCAAGGTTGCCCGCGTTTGCTTTGACTGAATCTAAAGCGACTTTTGAGCCAGCCTTAAATTTGCCCATGCCACCTTCAGCGTTATTGACAGCAGTCTTGAAATCACCAAAAGCGGCTTTAGCGTTTTTGATGCCCGTATCTTCAAGGCTGGTAATGATCGGAATGTTGATTGCCATTAGCGAATCCTTGCCATCTCTCGGTTTGCTTCGAGCACCACGGCCTTGATCGTGGAGTCCATTTCTCGTTCAATCATAGACAACGAGTCCGCTGCTTTCGCCCACATGAAACGCGACGGCGCACCGGGTAACAAACTGGCAAACATAGGACGCTGATATTTCGGTTCACGCTTAGACACTGTGCCTCCGCCTTTACCAGCCATGTCTACAATCGCCACAGGCGCGCCCTTAGTCGTAATTCGGACAATGTTGACAGGGACACTCATACGGGGCTCGTTGAGGTTCCTGCGGGGCTTACGGCTGTCAATCTTGATCACCGAGTTCTTGCGCTTACTCCACCCGGTACGACCGTTGTGAGCCATTCCAGACAGCGGAGGCGACGACGGAATCGACTGGTTAATCTCAGCCAGCAACGGTTTCAAAATGTTGCGGATGTCTTTGTTCAATTCACGCTTTAAAGCAGGGTTAATTTTGCCGAGTTCTCTCAGCGTTTCGCCCACACCTTTCACCTGAATTGTCATCGCTTGCTCTCGTTCTGCTCAATTATCAACCTGACCATTTCGTCAATGATCTGGGCTGGTGTTTCCATCAGATCCAATGGACTGATGCCTGTACGAACAGCGAGCTGCGCGATCAGGTTAGTGGCTCTTCCTGCGGGCCCTGTTTGGCTTTTGGGACAAACGTGATATCCATAACATTCTCTACCCAAGTGCTAAACAACGGCACCACAATCTTTTTGGTTCGTAACGCATCCCAAGCCAACCATGCGAGAGGCTTGAACTTCATGTCCTCTAAGAAACGGCCCACGGAGAGCGTGGGGTGGTGATCTTCCCACCTGCACGCAACTCCGTAAGTGATCGGTGCTTCAAATGTTTCACCGTCAGCCATTTCTACTTTTAATGTCATGCCAATCATGTCGGGGTCCTTTAGTTAGTTAATGATTACGGGTTGGTGATGTCGCGCGCCCAAGTGCCTCCGACATAACTTACGCTTACTTGGCTGAGCTCTCCAACGGTCGTTACGATCGGCGTGAACGAAGAGAGCATGGCATTAGAAATCGTGTACTCAGGATTGCTCGCGGACTCGGTTGTGCCTGCTGGTGAGATGACCAGAGTGGTGGTGCCGTCGCCGACCTGATCAAACAGGGTGGCTTCAATTTCGCCTGTTCCGTAGTTCATGAACATCGTCAAGGTGACGTTCACCATTTGGAGGCCCGACACGAAGCGGTGCCCGGTATCGCCGAAGGTTGTGGATTCGAGTGAGTCGTAACCGATCTCAAGCGAGGCCGCAGAGGTGTTCTGAGTGACGTCCACTCCACCGATATTGACGGTTGGGTTGGACAAATAAACGGTTTTTGTTGTGGGCATGGTTTTTCCTTTATGGGATGCGCTTGGAAGCGATTCTGATAGTTAGGTCGTATGCGGGTAGTTCTTGTGAACCGATTTGAGCGAGCGATGGTGAGCCACTCAAAACGGCGATAGGGCTGTTCATGATTGTGTCAACCACTCCGAGAATGTAATCGGATGCGTCTTGGTTGCCGGGTGGCGCGCCAAGGATTCGGAGATCAACTGTGATGTCTGCGATTTGGTTGTTGAAACAAGTAAAGGTCGGTAATTCCACGAACACGGTGAGCGGTCGTGCGTTGCGCGGATCGGTGACAGGCTTGAGTCCCAACGTTGTGAGCGATGCTGACACCGTGTTGATGGTGTCTGTGAAAATGCCTGCCACATCAAGCCACCTGACTGCGTTTAATGCCAAGCAACTGGTTCACTCGACCCAAAGTCATCAACGGCGGTCCTGTCATGTCACCAAACGACGCGTAACTGTCTCCAGTGGTCCCGCGTTCACGGTAAAGCCCTGCGGCGTAAAGCGTGGTTCCTAACAGCACTGAACTGTCAGGGACGGTCGTGAGACTGTCGTGGTAACCAGCCTGCACGCGACGCCTGAAACACCAAGCGTTTGCAGCTGCGACACAAGTAGTGAGAAACGCGGTGTCATTTGCCGTGGCCGACGCGATCCCAAGAAACTCTGTTACAGGCGCAGTTGATGACAACCAAGTACAGCTCTGGGTCCAAGTTACTGTTCCAGTCGCTGAAGCTCTTTGATAGTTATCGAAGTTTGATTTGACAAGTAGTTGATTCGTGATGGTGACTTCATTATCAAAAATGAAATCACCTTCATAGCCGACACCAACAAACAGAAAAGTAGGGACAGCTTGAACGATGTAAGTCGCATCAAAATTGTTTCCTACTCCTGCGACGACGATCGTTTGACCGATCGTGATATCTGTGGCCTCAAGGGTCTGAATCACGGCGTAGTCGTCCACACGTTGTGCGTGCGTGACGGTAAATACGGCCATGATTCAGATCCTCTCGTAGTTTCCGTCTATCAGACGAAAGCGGCCTTGATGGTAAGGGTTGGGTCAATGACCTTGGATGCCCAGTAGCCACGGAACGCGATTTGGCGTGAAAGCTGTGAGGGCATTTCAACGGAAATTGCACCCTTCGCCATTTCGTAGTTTTCAAGTGCACGGGGATCAAGGATGGTCATGCCAGCCGAGGTCAAGTTGCGGTCAACGACGACGCGCAAACCGAAAGCAAACGCACCCTGTGTCGAAGCGACATTGAGCGAACCGTATGCGTTCATTGGGCCCACCTGTGGGAACAACGGACGGTCAGCAGTATCGGACAAACTGCCCATCAACTTCCAAACGTTCGGTGACACAGCCAAGATGGACGGCAAGTTGCCATTTGAACCAGTCAAGATGTCAGCAGCTGCGGTGTACATCCACTCAACCCAGTATGCCGGGTCAGCAATTGATGCGTTAGCAAAGTTGTTGCTGTTGGTGGTGCCAGTCTGCAATTCCGAGCAGGCGAGCAAGTCGGTGCGGTCTGCGTACACGCGAGCCATGTCGTCAAGCAACGGTCCGAGTGCTTCAGGCTGTGACCAGTCAATTGCGGCTTCGCTGATTTCAACATAGCCACCCTGAATGGTCTTGGTGATCTGAATGTCGTCAATGCCGAAAGCCGACGCGGTGATGGTCGTGTTCTGTGTGGCAGTACCCACTGATCCATGGACATTCACTACAGGTCTGATGAAAACTGAGCCTCCCTGCGGCATGGGTCGAAGCGTGGTTGCATCCACGAGAGGGCGCGAGCCGACAAACGAGTTGAACACATTTTGGATGATGGGGGTTGGGATCACACCGGGGATGTCAGGCGTGGTCACGTTAGGAGCTGCGGCGCGAATGTTTTCGTTGAGTTGTGCGAAATCGCTTCCGCCACGAACGAAAGCCGAAATGTATTCGGACATTGACGGCAATTTGAATTCGCGCTTGGCGGTTGCATAGATCGGTTGAGTCGCGATTGCGGCTTCAACGCTTGTGGGTTCTGACATGGTTTCATCCT